GTCTAAAATGTAATTTTCTGGCTTGTTCATTTTTTCTCCAAAATGTAATTAGGCCCACGTCTTTCCGTGGTGTCATGCCGCTTGTCACGGCAGGGATAACCGAACCTAGGCGCGCTTTCCTAGTGATACCTGTAAATTCAGGTCGCTTGTTGAGCATAGTTTAGAGGCTTGCCGGTTTGTTTCAATTATCAGCTAAAACGATTTTTTCAAGGACTTTGCAAACATCCTCAGACTCCAAGACCAAATGTTCTGGCATACGGTCTTTAACTCCGAAAGACCAGCCTTCAATTGCTGATAAAAGTCTCATGATTCTTAGGGCGTCTTCTTTGTTCATGGGGATATTACTCTGAGGGTTATTTTAATAAAATGCGGAAACTTTCCGCATAAGTGGCTGTTATGTGTTGTTGCATGGTTCAATCAAAAGTTCGCATTCTTTCATTGGTGCATGTCCAAGCATATAAATACGGCTCTTAATATATTTAATCGCTGAATCGTATGCTGCACGCTGTGTCCTAAAATGGTTAGAGTCACGCATGGCGCTAATGCCGGTCGGCTTATGCGTAACCCGTACTGCAAAACGAACCATACTGCTGCTAGTTATCACTTCGGTAACTCCACATAACAAGTCAATCTTGCGGACGGAATTTAAATCGCCGCCCAGTTTGTTTACTCCCAGCCGCCGCAAATCTAGGCGTTATGTGTGTCAGCATTGACCGCCACGACTCCTGTAAAATTTGTCTTTCTGCTTTGCGAGCATTTCGTCTATTTCGTTATGCTCTATAATTTCATCAATGCCAATAGTTCTGCATTTTTTACATTCCCCAAGTGCATCGTCAAAGCCAACATACTTATCAGCGGCTTTTAATTGCTCGGTAGCCTCAAATTCATTACCGTAGCTATCGCAAAACACTCCACAGAATCCGCACCGTAATATTTTAAGCTTGGTCACTTCGGCAACTCCACATAACAAGGTTATCAAAAAGGACGCGGTTTAAGTCGTCCAAATATCGTAAATCTTACTGCGCGCCTTTTATAACGGCGTTAGAAATACTGGCTACGCGGCCTCAATTCTCGCCCTAGCAATTTCAAAATACTTCTCATCTTTCTCAATTCCTATGAACTTTCTGTTTAAGTTCTTACAGGCAACACCAGTAGTTCCGCTGCCCATTGTAAAGTCTAAAACTGTTTCACCTTCTAAGGTGTATGTTTTAATTAGATATTCCATCAAAGCTACTGGTTTTTGGGTGGGATGTAGTGATTCCTTTTGTTTGTCGCTTTTAAATAGTAGGACACTTCTTGGGTATCTTTCTGTACTGCCACCACCTGACACCTCAACTGTATTCCCATAGCAAGCTCCATCCCCATTCCGTTTCGTAAAACTATTCGTAGGAGTGTGCCCAAATGTCTTCTGTGGAAAATACTTTGGTAGTTTATTATAAAACACCAATATATTTTCATGGGCTTTCATTGGAGCCTTCTTAGCATTTAAGTGCCCAGTTGCTGCTGTTTTCTCCCATATCCATTCATACTTGAATTGACCTATGTTTGAAGCGCCTAGAACCTTATCAAACGGACTTTGTGCCATGACTACAGTAGCACCATTAGGCTTAATAACCCTTTTCAACTGCTCCCACATCGGCTCTAGTGGTATAACAGAGTCCCATTTACAAGCTGTAGTACCATAGGGAGGGTCAGCTAAAATCATGTCAACTGAACCATCCGGTATTTCTTTCATTCTCTCAAGGCAATCGCCCAACATTAAATTCATGATTAAATCCTCCTAAACCCTATTTATAACAAAGTTATCAAACGTATGCGGCATAGGTCGCCGCACATTTATAAATCTTACTGCGCGCCTTTTATAACGGCGTTACATTGTTTAAAAAAGTGCCTCCTGTGCCGTGGCGTTTTCAAACCGTTCAGTAGATTTTTAATCATTTTTCAATACCTGCTCTAACTCAGAAATAATGTGGTTAAGGTGCCTTATTTCTCGTTCAAGAAATCTTATGTGCTCAATTGACACATGGTCTACGCTTTCTAGCAGTTTCCTGCGCGCATCATTAATCGCCATGCGCGCGTCACGGTCGCCACCATAACCGCTTTCTGTCATCTCGTCTATTAGCAGCTCGGTTACACTCCTAACGTTATCACCAAAGCAGCTTAGCCGCTCCTGAAGTTGTTTTCTTTCTTCCAATTTTAATTGGTGAACAAACAAATCCATTAAATTTACTTCTACCTTAATTGCACCGTTTTCTATTTTTGCTTTCATTTTATTTAACCACCCAATAACTAGAAGTCTTTCCACGATATGGCTCAAGGTCGGCCTTGGGCAATAGGTCTTTAATGGCTTTGGCGTAGCTAATTGCGCCTTCTTTTTCGACCTGGTAAACCATTAGGCCACTAATATAGGCTTTTTTGCCGTCTGCAATTTTCACAAGTTCGGCCTTGGCTGCGTCTAGTTCCTGTTGCGCCAGTTCTAGGGCGGCTTTGGCAGCAAGGTAGCGGTTAGTGACGCCTTGGTTTTCGATAACGTGAGCTTTTGGCTCTAGGTGTTCTGGGTTGTTAATCTCGCTCATGAATTCCTCGTGAAATGTTTTAAGTTTTTGGATGTTGTCGCTCATCCATTCATGGCTAAATTGGATGGTTTCTTTGCTCTCACCCTTTGGGGCCCACTGGATAAACTCGCATTCATGAATGCCAGTACACGCCATTTCAATTTGAACTTGCGCATAATAGTGCGGCTGCTCGGCCAGTGTTTTAAAAACCGGTTCCTCGTCTTTTTTCTTGCTAAACGGACACTTAATTTCCGCCAGTCGTTCACGGTTTTTTGTGAATGCGTCCGGCGTGGCCCCAAGCCAAGTGTGGAACGGATGAATGAAAAACTCTTTGTTTTCCTCGAGGCCGTACAGGTCAATAATAAACGGCTCCATGGAATTGCCCCACTCTGTGGCAGGGTTGCCTTTAAATTCTGACTCTAACCCATGCGCCTCCCGCACCATTTCGCGCATAACATCTGCGCGAGTGGCGAAAGGGCTAAGGCCAAGGATTGCACCGGCGCGGCTGCCGGTTACTCGTGATAGTCGTTTTGGGCTTAGCATTGTTGTGGCCTCCTACCAAGGGATGTCATCTTCTGCGCTATCTGCAACTGGTGCAGGTGCAGGCTTGGGCGCTTCTTTTTTGGCGCATGGGCTTACGGCTTTGACCCAGTTGCCTTCCTTGTCGTCCATTTTCCAAACATCCAGCAGCAAAACTTGCGGATGGCCTAGAAGTGCGTCCAGCAAATCTTCATCGCTTGGTGTGCGGTTTTTGGCCGCAATTTTGCCTTTGCAGTTCTTGTCGATAGCGGCCAGCATCATCATCGCCTTATTGCGCTTGCCTTCGTCTTCATCTTTCACCTTGAGGTTCTGGAAAATCTTCTGGTTCATGTACTCTTTGGGGGCCAGAATTTCCCACGTTAACGAGATACCCTCCGCGCCTGTGGCTTTGTTTTCTCGCCATTTAGCGTCAGTAATGGCCGCCTTAACTTGCGTTCCCTTGGGTATGATTGGAAAATCATTCCCAAGTTCTACTTGGCCAGTGGTGTTTAGTTGTTCAGAATTGAAAAAGCTCATGTGTTATTCTCCGGTTTTTTGACGTAGTTTGATTAAATTTAAAAGTGGGTTTTCGCCTTTGGGTATATCTATCGGCTCCTCAATGTCGTAGCGGTTTTTGCTCAAATTATTGGCGGTAGAGTGGCAAATTAACTCGCGCTCGCCAAAGCTTCGGGCCTTTTTGTTCTCCTCGTTCACATAGGTCTTTAGCTTCAAAAACCCTACCAGGTCTAGATTGTTGCTGTAGTGGTGAACGCTTTTATCGTTCATGCTGATTACATACCGCCCAAACTTTTCGCTATCTGGTAAATCTATGTGCTTAACATCCATGTGGGCCAAGAAAACAACGCACATACCCGCATCGTTTAGCTTGCCGCATAAATCCCTTACCCTTGCGTGCATGGTTGCCACTGCTTCAATGCCTGCGCCATAGCCGCCTAGTGCTTGGTTTATACTGTCAACTTTCTTGGCGTTTGTTTTGTTGTGTTTATCAACAACAGCCTGCTTAAACAAAATGTCTAGCTGCGTAATGGTGTCAATCACCACGGTCTTATATCCCGCACCATTTGCATCAATCAACGCCTGCAACTGGTCATAAACTTCTTGAGCGTCTTTGATTATCGGAAACGCATCTGGCCGTTTATTTTCGGGAATGGCCTCTAATCCATCCTCTGCCCTAATAAAAATTGGCTTTGGGAATGTCGCCCCAAAGCTTGTTTTGCCTAACCCGCCATCACCAAAAATGGTCATGATTGGTGGGCGGCTTTTTGGTTTGCATATGCTTTCTAAAATACTCATTTAGTTCACTCCTCAGTTTTTCGAGCTGTTGCGCCTCGCGGCTAAACATAAATATAAATGCAATGTTGGTTAAGATTAAAAGCCAGATTATAAATTCCAATTTTTTCACCTCCGCTTAGTTGCTGTCGGTATGGTCACTATAGATTAAGTAATACATTTATTGCAAGTATATTTTCAAACTTTTTTTACGGCTGGCTTCGTCTATGCGCTCCTCAAGCACTCCTTTGCTTATTAGCTGCTCAATCATTGCCTCCACTTGCTTGCGGTTATGGCTGGCGCATCGGTTTATGATTACCGCCTTGGTCTCGCCATGGTCTTTGCTCACCAGCTTCGTTATGCGCACCGCTAGGGCGTCCATTGGGTCGCGGGTTTCGTAGGTGTTGGTGTAGGCCAGTCTTACCTTGTGCTGAGTATCTCGCAATGCCAAAGCGTAGCCATAGCGCACCATTTGCTCAGTGCGGATGCCCGAAGGTATCGCCAAAATTAAACTCACCTTGGCCGCGATTTCATAGCCGCGCCTCGGTATCGCCTCCAAACCACTGCGCCCCTTTTCGTTTTCGGCCTGTGCATGGAACCGCTCGTAGACTTCGTTGAGCAGCGCCCTAGCCTCTGGCGTTGTCGATATTACGCCCCCACCGCTTGCCACCGCCTTAAGTGTCATATCCATTCCAAACTCCATCTGGCGCTTTTTAAAGCCTTCCTTGCGCCTTGGGTTTGTCTCCAGCTCCTGAAATATCATGGCCCTAGCCATCAGCCCGTTTGTCGCCATCTCAAATGTCATTAAGCTGTCGAAAGTCACAGGATTGGCAAAGCCGGTAATGCTCAGGTAAGGCTTTTTAATGCCGTCATCAATGTTTCGCAGTTGCTCTTCCAATGGCGCTATTTTTTCCGCACCTTGGCCGGTTTCCTTCATCATTTTTTTTACTGCCGCTAGCTCATCCCTTGCGCTCTTGGCCATCTCCGCCTTTGCGTCCCCACTGGGTATGTAAGCAGAATTGGCCTTGCTGTAGATGCTCATAATGGCCCCTGTCACGCCTTCTAAGTAGTGTGCCCCTGATTTTTTGGCGTTGGCCACCTTGCCTAGCATAATCCCCATTTCATCCACAACGTAGGTGCTGCATCGGTCGCGCACTAGATTGCGAATAATCTCTTGCTCAGACTTAAACGAGCCATACATACACCGCGTTTGGCCGCCAGAGCGCATTAGCTCAGTGAGTGCCGTTAGGATTGACTCTTTACCTGTGCCGGAGCCCGCGACACACATGGCTATCATGTTGGTACTTATCGAGTCTTGCTCGTCGCTGTACTTGCCTTGGCTTAACGCACTAATCCCCTGCAGAGCAGCCGCAACCGCCAGTTGCTCACTAGGGTATAGGCATTGGTCATTAACCCACCTGGTAAGCTCCCCTAAAAAACAAGGTGGTGCGTTTAAGTCAATATCGCTTAAATCGTCTAGGGTTGGCTCTTCATCGTTCCAAAAAATTTCGCTCACGAACTCACAGCTTTGAACATAGCCGCCAAGGCGCGCTAGGTGTAGCAATGTGCCGAGTGTCGCCAGCGATTGGCCTCGGCCAAAACTTTGCCAGTGCTTATCAAGCGAAGGCCACCCAGGGTATTTTGTGCTCTTGCGGCTCCAGGCGTCCCACAGCTCAAAGCCCGTCCCCATTGTTGTATGGTGAATGGCCATCCCTATTCGAATCCAATCGTCATAGCCGCAGTTATAGTCACAGTGGCGCAGCATATCTGCCAAGTCGTCTGCCGTCACATCCATGCTTTGCCCGTCTTCAACCGTAGAGCGAAAGTAGGCCGGTCGCTCTAGCAGTTTAATCAATTCCTCAGGCGCATCGGCTATGGTATCGGGCGAGCCATGCAGGGCCGCATAATCAACGCCAGAGGCGTGCAGGGAGCCAGCTCCCACTACAAAGCCACTACTTTTAAAATCCACGCCCTTAAACGCTTCTAAATGCGTTACAAGCGACACACCAATGGGCGCTTTATAATAGATATGCCAGCCACCTCCACCAGTTTGCACAGTGAAGGTTTCTTCAATATCCAAAAACTCAGGGATGGCCCCACCATTGCGCGGATCTACGTCCACCACCAGCAGGCCATCGCACAGCACGCCAAAGCCTGTAGCAAAATGGCCCAGCTCTTCCATGGTCTCAATCTGGGCATCGGACCATGCAGGCACCCTTTGCCATTGGCTAATGCGCGGGTGCTTGTAGAACGCCTTGCACTCGGCATCCCCGCAACCGCAAACCCCGTCACGGCCAACCCCATACAGACCAAAGATTTTTAGTCCAGCCTCTAGATAATCATAATGGTTCATTTGCGATTATCTCCCTAAGTCTATCCGCCCCAATCTTTTTTACCTTCTCCCTTAGTGCCGGTTCCAGCCTAATGCAGTAGGTTTTTTTGTAGAGTTCTTCCGGCTTCTTCGGGCGCCCAATCTTTTTATGCTTATCTTTCATGTATTTACCGCCATTGGTTAGTTGATTTAGCCTTTTAAGTATA